CGTGTCCCCCGCGGGCACGGTGATGCGGGCCAGGCCCAGCCCCCCCTCGGGCGCGGTGCTCCCCTCGGTGAGCTGGACCGCGCCGTCGTTGGTGAGGGAGAGGACGTAGGTCTTCGCGGTCGTCCCCGGGTTCGTGGGCACGGCGATGACGTTGGGCCGCTCCGCGTAGCGCATCCGTACCCCCCCCTGCACCGCCACCCCGGCGGCGATGGAGAGGGAGCGCCCGTTGCCTTGGCTAACCTGCAGGCCGCTCACCACGTACTTGCGGGGGATGTAGACCCTGCCCGCCTGCCAGACCCGTTGCCGCAGGTCCGCGAGGGCCTTGTGGGCCAGGGCGGCCTGGTCCAGGGCGAGGGAGCCCAGCACCGCCGCCGCCCGCATGGCCGCCCGGTCCCGCATGGCGTACTGGGCCATGATGCGGGCGAAGGCCCCGACCTCAATGATCTCGTTGGTGGAGCTGCGGACGATCCCCTTAGAAGAGGTCTTGGGGATCGTCCCCCCGCCCGACTCTATGGTCTCCGCGGGCTGCCATTCGTCCGGGATACCCCGGCTTGCTAAAAAGTCCAAAAGCTCCTCAATCGTGGGCACGCTACACCTCCTCCAGCCGCACCGTGAGCCGGTCAACCACCGTCATCCCCACCTCCAGGTCCACCGGGTCCCGGGTGCGGCGGTAGAGCATGACCCGGTTTCCGTTCTCATCCCTTGTGAAGAGGGCGATCTCCCGCAGGGTGCGCACCCCTAGGCCCTCCCAGGCCAGGGCGTACTCAAAGACCGCGCTGTCCCCCTCCAAACGCTTGTCCACGAGGCTGGTGTAGACGGGGTTGGTGAGGCTACCGGCCGTAGCCGCGCCAGAAGTCCCCCACCCCGCCTCCACCACCGCGTCCATGAGGGCCTGGAGCATGAGCCGCTTCGCCGCTTGCGTGAACGCCATCTAGAACTCCACCTCCCCGAAGGGCGGGCCCTGCACCCTGCGCTCCTCCGCCGCCCAGGCGAGGCCGAGCCCGAGGGAGGCCATAGAGGGCTCCCCGCCCGCAAAGGGCCAGCCGTCCAGGGGAGGGCCGTAGACCCTCCGCTCCACGGCCTCCGTCCTCGCCCGGGCCCACTCCTCCTCCGTCCGCCTGAGGAGGAAGCTCCCCCTGGGCACGGGGCCCCATGTGCGCCTAGAAACCACGCTCGCCGAAACTCCACTCCCCATCAAACACCCCTCCTTCCAGCCGCCGGGAGTCCAGCCACGCGGTCCCGCCGAGCCCCGCCGCCCACGCCCCCTCCAGGACCTCGCCGAAGTAGAACTCCCCAAAGCGCCCGAGGTCCCAGACCTCTCCCGCCGGGAGGGCGGCGAGGCGCAGGACGCGCCCGTCCTGGAGGAGGAGGCGCACCTCCCGCAGGACCGCGTGGGCGGGCTTGAGCTCCTGGACCGCGTGGCGCAGGTAGGCCCGCTCCCGCGCGGTCCAGGGCCCCGCTGGACTGACCTCCAAAATGAACTCCGCCCAGGCAGGGCCCGTGAAAGCGCCCTCGTAGTCCCCAAAGCGCCAGGCGCCGTCAAAGTAGGTTTCAAAGGGTCCCTCTATTACCCTGGCGTGGAAGCCGAGGCGGGCGAGCTCGGCCTCCATGCCGGGCTTCGTCCCCGCCCGGAGCCACCAGTCCCAGGCGTGCCGGACGCGCTCCCGGTAGAAGGCGTCCGGCTCGCCGGAGGGGAAGCGGCGGAGGGCGCGGCCTTCGCCCAGCCGGGAGAGGGCCTCCCCTTCCGCGTACTGGGGGAAGGCCTGGGGGAAGGCCTCCAGGGCCTCCCGGATGAGGTCGGCCTCCTCCTGGGCCAGGGCCCGCACCATCCCGTCCGCCGCCCCTCCCGCCCGGGGGTAGCGGCCCGGGGGGAGGAGGGAGAGGAGGTGGCGGTAGAGGGCCTCGGCGAGCTCACTCATAGACCGTCACCTCCCCGGGGACGATGAGCTCGTCCCGGGCCACGGCCACAGGTCCCGCGGGGGCCAGGACCTCCACCGCCTCGAGGCCTCCCCGGTCGTGCAGGTGGTCCATGAGGCGGGAGGGCCAGAAGGTCTCCCCGATGTTTAGCCCGTTCAGGAAATCCAGGGCGAAGCCCCGCCAGGCCTCGAGGGAGGGGCTTCCCGGGAGGCGGTGCAGGCGCAGGGCGAGGTCCAGGGGCCGGGGGCTGGGGGAGCGCACCAGGGCGTTCACGGTGAGGGGCCGCCGCTCGTCCACCACCCTCTGGACCCGGGCGAGGAGCTCGGGGGAGGGGAGGCCTCGGGCCGGGGCGATGACCACGTCCACGGTGCCCTGGCCCCGGGGGTGGTCGTCTATGACCTGGACCTTCCGCACCTCGGGGTCCTCCAGGGCCCAGCTCACGTAGGCGTGGTAGGTGCTCCCCCGCCCCAGGGCGGGCCAGGCGAGGATGAGGCGGGCCCGGAGCTCCTCGTCCGTCTCCCGGTCCAAGCCGGGCTCCAGGACCTCCTCCACCTCCAGGGCCTCGAGGCCCCCCACCACGGTGACGGGAAGGAGGCGGGTCCCCGGGGGGAGGTTGTAGCGGCTCCCCACGCCCTCGCTCCAGACCTCCACGAGGACGTTCGGAGCGAAGGGACCCTCGGCCCGGTAGCGGAGCTCCCCCACCACCAGGAGGGCCCCGGGGGGGAAGGTGCCGGGAGCGGAGGCGAGGACGCGGCAGCGGAGCCTGGCCCCCCGGGCCTCCTTGCGGGCGAGGCCCAGGCCCTTGGCGTGCTCGTCCAGCCAGGCCCCGGTGGCGGTGACCACGAAGAGCTGGGGGACGAGCTCCCGGGTGAAGGCGCGGGCCTCGAGGGCCGCCTGGGCCGCGAGGCGCAGGTAGGTGCCGAAGGCGCTGAAGGCGTCCGGGTCCCGCACGGGGAAGCCCTCGGGCAGCAGGGCCACGAGCCGCGCCACCTCCTCCTCCAGGTCGGGTAGGGGCGGGATCAGCTCAGCCACGCGTCACCTCCAGGGGCCAGGGCAGGAGGAGGCTCAGGGCCTCCTCCGTGAGGCGGGCGGTGAGGCGGAGGCCCCCCTCCGTCCACTCCCCCCAAGCCTCCAGGACCCGGGGGTCCTCCAGGAGGGTCCTCTCGGCCTCCTGCAGGACCTCGGTGCGGGTGAGGTCGTCCAGGGGGGCCCCCACGTAGTCCAGGAGGTCCGAGCCCTCCAAGGGGAAGGCCCAGTGGCTCCCCCGGGGGGAGACCAGGCGGGCGAGGAGGTCCTGCCTGAGGACCTCCATCCCCTCCGCCAGGGCCGCGTCCCCCCTGGGGGAGAGGAGGAAGTCCCCGTCCTGCCACTTCCAGTCCCGGTACACGGCTCACCCCGAGTAGACCTTGCCGCTGCCCCCGATGATCTGCCCCAGCGCGGTCCCCACCCGCACCGGGTCCCCTACCCGGGCCACGGGGGGGCCGCCCCCGGCGAGCTCCACCCGGGGGGCGTCCACCCGCACCACCGCCGTGCCGTAGAGCTCCACGGTGCCGTCGGGCTTCAGGCGCAGGTGCACCCCGGGGGCTGCCTGGAGGTGGATCTCCCCGTCGGGGCGGAGGCGGACCCAGGTGTCGGCGTCCCGCTGCACCAGGTACTCCCCGGGCTCCACCTGAGGCAGGCTCCTCCCTTCGGAGACCACCCCGTCCACGTAGGGGTAGGCGGGGTTCCCGTCGTAGTAGGCCACCCGCACGATGGCCCCCACCTCGGGCAGGGCGTAGACCCCCCGCCCGTGCCCCACCCAGGGCACGTCCAGGGGGACGTCCCGGAGGAAGGGCCGGGTGGGGTCGGGACGGCCGTCCGGGGTGAGGGGCTCCAGGTCCACGCTGTAGCGGCACGCCCCCGGTGGGCCCGCCACCCCCGCCTCGGAGCGCACCGCCACCACCCTCGCCTTGTGCGCGGTGTGGGTGCGGGCGGCGAGCTCGGGCCAGAGGGCCTCCACGAGCCGCCTCAGGGCCAGGTGGAGCCTGGAGCTCATAGCACCCCCCCGTAGACCTCGTGCAGGGCCTCCCGCCCCGAGAGGTGGAGCCGGTGCTCCACCACCCTCAGGACCCCTCGGAAGCCGGGGTGGTCCACCTCCACGAGGTGGTACAGGCGGAGGCGGGGCATGGGGGGGAGAAGCAGGTAGTAGCGCCCCTCGGCGAGGCGCCGGAGGACGGCCACCTCCTCCGCTACCCGGTGCCGCGCGGAGGCGTGGGGGCTCCCGTCCAGGGGGCCGATGTAGAGGGTCCCGCCGTCCAGCTCGTGGAGGACGTCCTCCTTCCCCCAGGCCCTCAGGGCGTGGAGGGCGGCCTCCCAGGCGGGGAGGCGGGGCAGGGCGTAGTGGCGCTTGGCCTCCCCCTGGCTTTTGATAATGGCCTTTCCCCCAGAGGCCCCCTGGACCCAGCCCAGAACCTCCTCCAGGCGGACGTCCTGAAAGCCCTGGGGCCCCACGGGCCGCCGCCACTCGGGGAGCCCCCAGAGGGCCCACTCCTGGGCGGGCAGGCGGGCCACCGCCTGCCCCATCAGGAGGGGCTCGTCGTCCACCGCGAGGCGGGAGGGCGGGCGCTCCAGGCCCCGGACGAGCCCCCACCGCCAGGGGACGTGGGGGCTTTCCGCCACCTCCACCAGGGAGGGGACGCCCTCCGGGGTCCTGGGCCTAGGCAGGTGGAAAAGCCTCATCGCCCACCTCCCGCCGCGGCCGCGCCCGCCCGATCCCCGGCGATGAAGCCCCGCAGGAAGGCCGGGGGCTCGGCGGGCTTCCGCGCCTCGCCGTTCCTCCGGGCCTGGGCGCTCCCGGGGGGCGGGCCCGCCACCGGGCCTTGGGCCGCGGCCTGGCTCAGGGCCTTCCCCTCTTCCGCGTTGGCCTGGGCGATGGCCTCCCGGGGCTCCACCTGGGTGAGCTCCAGGACGGCCTCCATCCCCTCCTCTCCCCCGAGCTCCCGGGTGATGAGCCGGGCGAAGAGGGCCTTCTCCACCCCCCGGGCCGCCAGGTGGGGGTGGACCACCCGAAGGGGCTCGGTCTTGCTCTTGGCGAACTTGGCCTGAATCACTCGGGCCTCGGCCAGGGGGTCCCGCCCCGCCAGGCGCAGGGCGATCCGCACCCGGAAGTCCCGATACCCCCGCATCACGTGTACGTCCCCGGCCCGGTTCTCCCGGGGGATGGACTCTATGGAGTTCTCCCCTTCCACCTCCACGGCCACCACCACCCCGGGCATCTCCTCGCCGTCCAGGCGGAGCCGGTCTCCCGTGGCGAAGCGCAGGTAGGGCATCCTAGCCCTCCAGGTAGGGCAGGAAGAGCCGCTTCAACTCCTCCAGGAACTCCTGGGCGTCCCGCACCCCGGGGAGCTCAGCCGCTCTATGCGGATCACCTGCTGGACCTGCCTGGCCTCCCGGGAAGGGGCGGCCCCTGGGGGTTCTGCGGGGGCCCGGGAAGGGGGCGGGGGCACCTCGGGGACCTCCACCCCCACGGGAAGCGCCGCCTCCGGAAGCCGGGGCACGGGCACCTCGGGAACCTGGGCCCTCACCCCCATCACCGCCTCCAAAGTGGGGGGCCGAAGCTCGGGCAAGACGGCCCGCACAGGCAAAACCGCCTCCGGCAAAGCGGGAACCCTCACCTCGGGAACCTGGGCCCTCACCCCCATCACCGCCTCCAAAGCGGGAGGCCGGACCTCGGGAAGCAGGACCTGCACGGGAAGCGCCGCCTCCGGAAGCCGGGGCAGGGGCACCTCGGGAACCTGGGCCCTCACCCCCATCACCGCCTCCAAAGCGGGAGGCCGGACCTCGGGAAGCAGGACCTGCACGGGAAGCGCCGCCTCCGGAAGCCGGGGCAGGGGCACCTCGGGAACCTGGGGCGTCTCCAGCTGGGGGGTGGCCGCCTGGGCCAGGGCCTCCGCCTGCCGGGCCACCCGGGGGACCATGTTCTGGAGCCCCACGGCCAGGCCCAGGGCGGCCATCATCCCCAGGTGGGCCATGACGCGGGAGGGGGAGCGGATTCCAAGCCGGCTCTTAATGGCCTCCCAGACGGAGGAGGCCAGGTTCTCCACCGCCTTCACCGGGGCCGACGCCCAACTCTTGATGCCCTCCACCAGGCCCTGGACGAGCTGCCCTCCCACTTGCCTCATGCGGTCTACGAGCCCCCGGAGCCAAGCGAGGGCTTGCTCCAGCCCGCTCCGGATGGCGTCCCAGGCCACCCCGCCGAGCCTCAGGGGGACGGACAGGAGGCCCTGCAGGGCGTTCCAGCCCTGGCGGGCGAAGCCCAGGGCGGCCTGGAAGTCCCCCTGGAAGAGGGCCTTGAGGGCGTCCGTGCCAGACGCGACCACGGTCCTGAGGGCCGTGAAGACCGCCTGGGCCGCCCGCACCAGGCCCTGCCAGCCCTGGGAGAGGGCCTCCCCCAGCCGGGCCAGGGCGGGGAAGCGGGTGCTGGCGGCTTCCCACAGGGCCCGGAGGGCGCCCAGGGCGGCGTCCACCAGGACTCCCCCTACCCGGATGGGCACGGAGAGGACCGCCCTCAGCCCTTCCCAGACCCTGAGGGCCCCCTGCCGCGCCCGGTCCAGGTCCAGGGTGAGGAGGCCCACCACCACGTCCACGAAGCCCCGGATCACCCTCACCACCCCGGCCAGGCCCTCCCCGAAGATGGGGGCGAGGCGCTGGAGGAGGCCCCGGAGGAAGCCGAAGAGGAAGCCCAGGCCGAACCCCAGGGCGTACATGACCCGGTCCCAGGCGGGGAGGACCCCGGCCAGGGAGGCCTGGAGGCTCTCCCCCACGGGGCGGAAGAGGCCCGCCAGGGCCTCACCCAGGCCCCGGAGCTCGGCCAGGACCGGGGCGAAGGCCCCCCGTAGGGCGTTCAGGGTGTCCATGACGCCCTGCCGGAAGGCCGCGCTGGCCTGCCAGGCCTGGCGGAACAGGGCCACCGTCCCCGCGAGGGCGGTGAGGAGGAGGCCCAGGGGGTTCAGGAGGACGGCCCGCCCCAAGAGGAGCAGCGCCCGCCGGGCGAGGGCGGCCCCCTGGGCGAGGGCGGCGAAGGCCCCCCGGAGGAGGCCCGCCGCGCCCAGGCGGGCCATCTCCCCCCGCAGAAGGGCGAGGCCCAGGGAGAGGCCGCGGAGCTGGCGCGTGAGGCTTCCCGCCGCCCCCTGCAGGGCCAGGAGGCCGAGCCTCGCCTGGGCGGAGGCGAAGCCGATGGCGGCCAGGCTCCCCACCACCAACCCCCCGAGGACGAGGAGGCCCCCCAGGACCCCGAGCACCCCCACCACCGCGCCCCGCAGGAGGGGGAAGCGCTCCAGGAGGTCGGAGACGCGGTTGATGAGGCCGGTGAGCCGCTCCACCACGGGGGTCACGATGGGCAATAGCGCGTTCCCCAGGACGATCCACACCCGCTCCAGGGCGTTCCTGAGGAGCTGGAGCTGGTTTTTGAGGGTCTGGCTCCGGTTTTGGAACTCCTGGAGGACGCTCCCCGTGTACCGGGCGGGGTCGGCCACCAGGCCGAGGGCCGTTCGCAAGGTCCCCAGGGACCCCACCAGCTTGGCGATGTCGTCGGCGTACTCCATGCCGAAGAGGTCGGTGAGGAGGGTGAGCTGGTCGGGAGCGGCCCGGAGGCGGCTCAGGAAGTCCAGGATGGCCCCGGCGGCGTCCCGCCTAAGGGCCTCCTGGAGCCCCCGCGCGGTGAGGCCCAGGCGGGCCAGGGCCTCCTGGAAGGCCTTGGGCTGGGCGGGGGCGGTGGCCAGGCGCTGGAACAGGGCGTTGAGGCCCGTGGCCGCCACCTCGGGGGCGGTGCCCAGGGCGAGGAGGCTCGCCCCGAAGGCCGCCACCTGCTCGCCCGTGAGCCCCAGGAGCTTCCCCGTGCCGCCCACCCGGCGGAGGACTTCCAAGATCTCGGGGGCGGTGGCGGCCATGTTGTTGGAGAGGTAGTTGATGGCGTCCGCCACCCGCATCACCTGGGGCTGGGTGAGTTCCAGGACGTTCCGTAACTTGGCTAGGGCGTCCCCCGCCTCTTGGGCGGTGATGCCGAAGGCCACCCCCACCCGGGCCGCGTCCCGGGTGAAGCGCACGAGCTCCCCGAAGGGGATGCCCGCCTGGCCCGCGGCCGCGGCGATCTGGGTGAGCTCGGCGGCGCTCATGGGGATGGTCCGGGTGAGGGCCAGGAGCTCCCGCTGCAGGGCCTGCAGGGCCGGGAGAGGGGCGTCCACCACCTTCCTGACGTCGGCGAAGGCGTCCTCAAAGCGCATGGCCGCCCCGGTGGCGAGGACCAGGGGGGCGGCCAGGGCGGCCCCGGCGGCGGTGAGGGAGGCGGCGGTCTGCAGGCGCTCCAGGGCGGCCCCGGCCCGCAGGGTGGCGCTCTCTATGGCCTGGATGCGGGCGGCCACCGCCCCCGCCGGACCCGAGACGCGGTCGGCGAGCTCCATCAGGACCTGGAGGCGGAAGAGGGCGCCGGTGAGCATCTAGGGCCTTCTCAGGGCCATCTGGACCAGGGCGGGGTCTTCCAGGTTCACCACCACCCCGGAGAGCTCCCGCCGCTCGGGGATCCAGAGCACGCCCCGCGCGCGGAAGTACCTGCGCCGGGGCTCGTAGTGGGCCCCGAGGAACGCCTGGGGGTCCAGGTACCGCTCCCGGATGAGGTTCACGTCCCCGCCGGGCCAGAAGTCGGCCTCCAGGGGGGCCCGCCGTATCTCAAAGTGCAGGTGGGCCAGGTAGGGGCGGGCCGGATCCCCCTTGCCGATGCTTCCCACGGGCTCCCCGGCGAAGAGGTAGTCCCCCTCCCGGGCCGCCCGGTGGGCCAGGTGGGCGTACTGGGTCCAGAAGCGCCCGAGACCCGGCAGGTCGTGCTCCATGAGCACCACGTTCCCCCACACGCGGTGGAAGGCGGAGTGGACCACCCTGCCCTCGGCCACGGCCACCACCGGGTAGCCCAGGTCGGCGTCCCCGGAGGTGCCTTGGAGGTTGATGTCCACGCCAGGGTGCTGGTCGGGCCGCAGGCCCTGGGCCCGGCGCCACTCGGGGTAGCGTGGATCCAAGAACCCCGCATCCACGCGGTTCACCTTGGGATCAGGAGGAAGAGGCCAAAGCACGCGCATAAAAACCTCATCCCCCTGGGCTTCCCCAGGGGGCACTTTCGGCACTCTAGCCTTATTTTAGCCCTGAGCTTGGTCCTTGGCAAGTACCTGTTCAGGACACTCACAACCCCAGGGGGTGGGGGTGTCTAAGGTCAGCTCCCCATACTTCCTGCTAGGGTTCGGATAGGTCTTGACAACCATGAGAACGCGCTCCGGGAACTACCTTCCGCGCCCTGAGAGCAAGCCTCCAAGCAGACTGAGCAGTTGAGTCAAAAAGTGGAAGCTTTTCTCGGGGATGACAAGAAAGGCTAACACAGCGTACGTAACCACGCTATTAGAGCTGAAGTCTACCCACCCTACAAGGTGGGCAAGTGCGACGAGCGGCAAGGACAAAAGGCTCACCCTAGAAACCAATAAATACGTGCCTTGCCGCCGATGTTCCAAAGCCTCTAAAAGCTCAAGGCGCCGATTCTCAATCTGGAGTCGTTCAGCTTGGCGTCTTTTCTCCTCGGCGCAAGCCGAGATGTAAGCGGCGTTGGCCTCCTTGAGGGCGTTTTCGGCCCGCAGGCCCTCCAGCAAGACTTCGCTAAGCTTTTGTGGTTCAAAGCCCAACGCCGACAAGAACGCCACGCTCTCGGCCGCAGAAGCCTCCTGCAGATTTGAGGAGGTCAAGGCGGTTGGGAAAGCGCTTTTGATGGCCTTCTCGTTCTGAAGGCCTATCCCCGAGTGAGCCTCAGCCAAAAGCGCCTCGCCCCCAGGAGCTTCGGGAACGGAGGTTTGATTCGGTATCTCAGGCGCTGAAGGCGCGGGATTCTCCCGCCCCTTTTCCTCGGAGTTATCCCCAGGCATAGCTCAAAACAGGGGCACCTCGAGGCCAAGCTCCCTAGCCCTTACGGCCGCCGCGTTGACCGAGACACCGAACAGGGCCGCCACGTAGTGTATGCCCCGCCCTGCAAAAGCCTCCCACACTTGCCGGAAAGGCTCCTCCGGCATAAGGAGGGCGGCGGCGAACAGGTTGGCCTCCCGCTCCGCCTGGGGGTCATAGGGAAGGCCCTGCCCCCGGAACAGGTCCGTCCGGAGCCCCTCCCCGCCCACATGCCCCAGGACCACGTGGCCGAGCTCGTGGGCTATGGTGAAGGCCTTCCGAGGCGGGTACTCCCCCTTGGCCACGAAGATGGTGGCCCTTTCTCCGGGGGTAACCCACTTCGGCACCCGCTTCCGGTCGGTAATAACCATGCCGGAGATGTTGGGGTTATGGAACTCGGCATCGTAGACCTTCACCCCAAGGGCGGAAGCGATGCCGACGATGTCAACGGGATACTGGTCCGGCGGGATGCCCAAAGACTCCTTGAGCTTGCGAACCCGGTCCTCCATCTCCCTGACACTTGAAGCTAGGTTAGGGCTACCCCTGATCATCATACCGCCCTCCCTCCCCCTTCCGGGGGCCCCAGGGCGGGCCGTAAGCCGGGTTCTGTTTCCGCGGTCATCTCTCTGGGACCGGTGTCGCCACCGGCCTCAAGCGGCCCATCCCGCAGGTTCTAACGGGCCGGGCAAGCCCTTCCTGCCTATCGGGCCTTGCACCGGGTGGGGTTTGCCGTGCCCCAGCCTGTTGCCAGGCCAGGCGGTGGGCTCTTACCCCACCGTTTCACCCTTGCCCGCACCGGGGAAGCCCCGGCCGCTGGCGGTCTCTTCTCTGTGGCACTTTCCGTCGGGTTACCCCGCCCAGCCGTTAGCTGGCACCCTGCCCTATGGTGCCCGGACTTTCCTCACCCAGGGGGGAAGTCCCCTGGGCGCGACCGCGCGCCCGCCCTGGGGCATCTCCTATTCTACCACTAGCGTAAGTGTTGCGGGGATCGCTCACGCTCCAGGTCAGAAACCCGCCTTCGCCCCGTCCTGAAGGGCGCTGGACGCTGTGAACAGGGGGGAGAAACCGGCCCTCAGAGGCCCGAGAAGGGCGGGGGTAGCGGGGGATGGTGGGGGACATTGGGCGGGGGCTTAGGCGGGCCTTCTAGGGGGGTCTGAGGGCGGAGAGAGGGCCTTCGGACCCAGGGGTGGGGAACCCAGGTGCACCCGCCCTCAGGGCTCCAGGTCCACCTTAGGGGGATTGAGGCCGTAGCGGGAGACCACGGCCCGGATGTCCTCCACCAGGCGGGAAAGGCGCTCCCTCCCCTCGGGGGTGGTGGGACGCGCCCGCTTCAAGAGGCCGTACAGGTGGCCCAGCTCGGCCACCTCACTTTGCCACTCCTGGTCGTCCCAGTTCTCGGGGTTGAGGAGGGCGTCCTTGATGACGGGCCAGTACTCCTCAGCCCACCCTAGAAGAGCCTCGGATTTTTCCTCAGCCAGAGGTGGTTGTCCCATAGGGTGACCTCCTCCAGGGACGAGGCCTGGTATCCCGTCACCAGGGTACCATGCCTGAGGTCATACACCACCACGAGCCAGGGGAGTGCGTTCGGGCCCAGGGCATCCCCAGCGGCCTCGCTGGGGGCGATGACCAGAAGGGCGGGCCCCCTGGGAGGGGCGTGCACCACGAAGGCGGCCTCCGGGTGGACTGCGGCGGAGCGCAAGGCCTCCAGGTACTCCTCGGGAGTGAGGTTGGGGCGGAACTGCTCGTCGATGACCGCGTGCTTGGTAAGCTTTTGGACGATTCTCTGCGCCATCGGCCCTAGAAGGCTTCTCACCCTGGGGTCCTTCACCCGCTCCTCCCGCTCGGGGAAGCCCGCCACCGCCACCCTCCCCGCGGCCAGCATCCAGTCGGTGGCCCTGGGCTGGCGGGTGGCGAGGAGCCCGGCCAGGTAGCGGTCGGCCTCCGGCATCCCCCGCCCCAACGCCCGGAGGTACGCCCCCCAGAGCTCGGGATGGTAGTCCTTGGGATCCGGGCTCCACTCGTCTTCCGTGGGGGGGCGGCCGAAGCCCGGCTGGGGCTCGTGGGCCGGGGGCTCCCTCCAGGCCCGCCTCTCCCCCTCCTCCCGGGCGTAGGTGACCAGGACGGTCCGGCAGTTGTAGTGGAGGGGCGGGATGTGGGTGCGCCAGAAGGGGTCGTCGGCGGGGAGGACCACCCCGGCCAGGGGCCGGCACACCTCGGAGGTGCGCCCGTCCAGCACCACGGAGAGGCCCCAGTAGGGCCTGAGCTCCCGGGTGGAGACGGCCTCCTTCCACCGCCCCGCCCCGTAGGCCAGCTGGAGGTTGGTGCGGAAGACGGCCTCCAGGCGGTGGCGGCTCCCCTCGCCCCAGGCGCTTTTCACCCGCTCGGAGAGGGCCTTTTGGAAGTCGCCGAAGGTGGTCCCCTCCCTCAGGGCCGCCTCCAGGGCGTCCATGACCTCCTGCACCATGTCCAAGGCGGCCAGGCCCGAGACCCAGAAGGCCCGGCGCCTCGCCTCCTCCCGGAGGGCCCGGAACTCGGGGTCGGGGAGGGGGAGCCTGGCCCGGAACCAGGCCAGGGCCTCCTCGGGCTGAAGGGGGTCGGGCTCAACTGTCCAGGCCACTGTCCTGGCGCTGGGCCAGCCTGCCCGCCAGCTCCGAGAGGGTCAAGGCCGCGTCCAGGAGCTGGGCCAGCTCGGCGAAGGGGATGCCGGGGTAGAGGGCGAGGAGGCGCCGCCTCAGGTCCTCGTAGTCCTGGGCCTCGGCGATGGCCCGGAGGAGGTCGGGGAGGCCGGGCATGGGGGCCCGCTCCAGGAGGCGGTCCGCCAGGGCGTCCACGAAGGCCTGCCCCGCCACCATGCCCCGGGGCCGCCTTTCCTGGAGGGCGCGGGCGGGGAGGACCGCCTCCCCTTCCCCGGGGGCGGGCACCCCGAACTCCTCCCGGAGCCAGGCCTCGGGCAGGGTGAGGCCCATGCCCTGGAGGGCCTGGAGCACCCGGGCCCGGCTCTCCAGGTCCCGCTCCTCCTCCACCTCGGGCACGGGGTAGGGGGCGAGGTCCAGGAGCTCGGGGCCGAAGTTGAAGGCCACGAAGGGCTTGAAGAGGCCCTCCCGAAGGGTCTTGGCCAGGGCGCGGGCGTCGGCCCGGAGGAGGTCTATCCGCACCCGCTCGTGCACCTTGGCCAGGGCGTAGCTCCCCCCGTCCCCCTCGCTGGAGGTGAGGGTCTGCCCCAGGACCGCCTGGGCCATCTCCCGGTTCACGAGGCGGATCAGGCTCTCGTACACCTGGGGGCCCTGGCCCTTGGCCGCCTCCAGGATCTGGATCTCCGTGTCCTTGGAGATGACCCCGGCGGCGTCCGCCCCCAAGGAGCGCACCGCCTCCTCCAGCCGCCGCCTTTCCTCCTCCCCGGCGGCGGGGTCGTACCGGCCGATGCGGTAGGGCTGGCCGTAGGTCTCGGCGAAGACCACCCAGTCCTTGAGGGCGTAGTGCTTGAAGAGGTAGAGCCAGGCCAGGCTCCGCATGAGCCCGGCCCGGGTGGGGAGGCCCGAGCGGGCCTTGTAGCGGTGCTCTATGGCCGCTCCGTAGGGGAAGGGTTCCGCCTCCCCCCGCTCCCCCACCAGGAGGAAGCGGTCGTGGGCCTCCTCGTAGGCCAGGGCCCCGGGGTGGACCCAGCGGAACCGGGCGGGCCGCCAGAGGAGGCCGTCCCACTCCCAGGCCACGGCCACTACGCTCACCCCCTGGGGGATGGCGGAGAGGAGGTCCAGCATCAGGTCCTCCAAGGGGAGGTTCCACCACACCTCCTCCAGGGCCCCGAGGACCCGCCTCCCCTGGCGGGAGGCCTCGGCGGGCTCCAGCCGCCAGTCCAGGCCGATGACGGCGAGCTTCCGGGTCTGGAGGAGGGAGAAGAGGAGGGCGTCCTTCTCCTCCATCTCCAGGAAGAGCTCCGCCTGCTCGGCCAGGTAGCCTTCGGCCCCCTCCCGGAGGATCCGGGCCAGCCGCTCGGGGGTGAGGCCGCGGGAGGGGTAGCCGGCGAAGGGCCGCCACACCGGCAGGCCGCCCCGGGCCGCCTTGGGGGGCTCCTTAGGGATGGGGCGTCCGTACTGGTCCAGGATGGGCATCAGAAGGCTCCTTTCCAGCCCGCGAAGGCCCGGCGGAGGACGCTCCGGTACTCCACGGGGCCCCTCGGGTTCTCGGCGGCGTGCAGGGCCAGGGCCAGGGCCCAGAAGCGGTCGGCGTGGCCCCTCTCCGAGCGCTCGGCGTCGTAGCGCACGTTCCCGGAGGGGGTGACGATCCGGCGCACGCTGTGGAGGTCCTCCCGGAGGGCCCGGTCCTCGGGGATGCGCACCCGGCGGTCCTCAAAGAAGAGGCGGAGGCGCTGGGCCAGGTCGGCCTTGACCTCGGGGGTGAACTTCACCGGCTCCACCTTGTAGCCGAAGGCCCGGCGGGCGTTCTCCGCCAGCATCTCCCCGAGGCCCGTGGCGTCCAGGCAGGCCCGGCGCACCTGGGGCAGGAGGGCGTGGAGGCGGGCCTCCTGCTGGGCGAAGGGGGCCCGGTGCAGCGTCTCCAGGAGGCGCACCCAGTACACGTCCCCCACCCGCTCCAGGACCACGAAGACGGTGAGGTCCCGGTGGCGGCCCACGTCCACCCCCAGGTAGGCCTGGTCGGGGTTCCAGGGGCCCCGGGGGTCCTCCCGGGCCTCGGCCTCCAGGATGAGGCTCCAGGGCAGGAAGGCCTCCTCGGCGCTCAGGAACTCGCAGAGGTACTCCTGCTGCCAGATGAAGTCGTCCGCCAGGCCCGCGCGGAGCTCCTCGGGGTCCACGGGCAGGCCCTGGGCCACGGCGTCGTAGATGGTGACCTTGTGGCGGCTCCAGGCGGGCCCGCCCTTCTCCCAGAGCTCCCAGAACTTCCCCCGGGGGCCGTTGGGGGTGCTCATCACCCGGATCTTGAGGTCGGGCCTCCGGGTGATGATGGGGTACATGGCCGCCCAGATGGCCTCGGAGTCCTGGTGGAAGGCGAACTCGTCCAGGACCACGTTCCCCGTGTAGCCGCGGGCGGTGCGGGGGTTGGCGGGGAGGAAGATGAGGCGGGAGAGGTTGGGCAGGCGGATCTCCAGCTGGGTCACGCTCTCGCCCCCCTCGAAGAAGCGGCTCTCCATGAGGGTGCCCACCTGCTTCATGGCGTCCAGGTGGGCCTTGGCCTTCTCGGCCAGCTCCCGGCTCTGCCTCTCCCCCGCCGAGAGGAGGACCCAGGTGCTCCCCCGGTGCTCCACGGCGTGGAGGGCGGCCTCTAGGGTGAGGGCGAAGGATTTGCCCGTCTGGCGGGACCAGAGGCCGATCTTGAAGCGGCTCTTGTCCCGGATCCACGCCCGCTGGTACGGCAGGAGGTCAAAGCCCATAGAGGTCCCGCTTTATCGCTTCTATCACCTCAGGCTCTATCTCCCGCACCCGGAGGGCCTTTTCCACCCGCTCCGCCGCCTCCTGCCTGAGGGAGCGGTCTATCCGCTCCAGGGAGAGGGCCACCCGGGCCGCCTCCAGCCCGAGGCGCACCACCTTCTCCGGGTCCACCTCCGCCTCCCCCAGCTCCAGCCCGTTCAGGTAGCGGAGGACCTTATGGACCACGATGTTGGCCAGGGCGGCGCTGTAGCTGAGGCGCTTGCCCGTGGCCTCCTCCACCGCCTCCACCAGGCGCTCCATCTGCAGCACCTGGTCCAGGGCCGGGGCCAGGTGCCGGGCGTGGCGGTGCAGGCCCGAGGGGGAGGCCTCATACCCTTGGGCTTGGAGCCAGCGGGCGATGCCCTCCAGGGCGTAGGGGCGCCCGTCCTCCTCGGTCTCCTCGCCCAGGAGCATGGCGTCCACCCGCTCCCGCACCTCGTCCGGGAGGGCGCAGACCTTGCAGAGGCGGTGCCTGCGGTAGTGGAGCTTCACGGCCGCACCCACCCCACCAGGGCCAGGACCAGGATGACCGCGAGGAGCCAGCGGTCGGTCCTGCGGTGCCTCCGCTCCTCCTCCAGTTCCTGGCGGAGCTTCCGGATCTCGGCCAGGGTCTCCTCCTGGTACCGGCGGATGGCCACGGAGATGGCGTGGAGCTCTTCCCGGACGTCCATCGTCCTTCACCGCGGCAGGAGGACCCCGGCGTCCCGGATGGACCCCTCCACCAGGTCTATGCCCTTCTCGGTGAGCCGGACCACGCGGAACTCCCCGTCCTCGTCCCACTCGGCCCGGACGTAGCCCTTCTCCTGGAGGTAGCGCACGGCGGCGTTGAGCTCAGGGCGGGCAGGGAGGATATGGGAGTACTCTAGGGTCCTCACCAGGACCCCCCTGGGCATGGCGTAGGGGTCCGCCACGTTGAGGGGCGACTCGGTTCCCATCGCGTGCAGGTAGAGCACCTGCAGCACGGCTCCCCGGATCAGCTTCGGACGGTTTGGATCGCGAAACACAGCACCTCCTTACCTCCTTATGGGAAGAGCCGGTGGACGGGCAGGCCCATCATGGCCCCGACGATGGCCAGGAGCAGGGCCAGGACCAGCCAGAGACGCGGGTTGGCCCAGAGGGAGCCGGGGCGGTCCCGCTCCGCCCGCATCCGGGTGTAGATCCGGAGGGCCAGGAGCTCCTCCCGGTAGACGCGGAGCCTCTCCTCGGGCACGCCCTGGTGGGCCAGCTCGTCCAAGAGGCCTTCCACCACGCGCATGAGCCCATCCACGCGCTCGTCCACACGCCCCCCTCCCAAAAGGCCTACCCCCTGGGGCTTCCCCAGGGGGCACTTTTGGCACTCTAGCCTTATTTTAGCCCTGAGCTTGGTCCTTGTCTAGCGGGATAACGGCACACAGCCGCGTCAGGCGCAGGAAGACCTCCAGGGTGTCCTCCCCTACCCCATCCGCGCGGCGGAAACGGCCTGTGGGGGTGTGCCAGTAGAGGAGCCTCCGGGGTTTGCCCAGGCCGAGGTGGGCCTCAAAGGCCTGCCTCTCCCCCAGGCTCAGACCCCGGAGGAAGGCCTGGTAGGTGTCCCGGTAAAGCCTGAGCTCGTGCGGCGGGTCCCCGGCGGGGGAACGGGGCACGTAGACCGGGAGAAAGGCGGGGTGGGAAGGCCCCCCGGCGTAGGCCCGGGGACGGCCCGCCCCTCGGGGGGCCGGGTCCTGAGGAGCGAGCTCCACCCAGCGGGCCTCCCCGTGGGCCACCCGCCAGAGGGCCAGGGCCAGGAAGTTGGCCCGCCAGAGTTCCAGGTGGCGTTCAGCCACGTTCCGCCCTCCTCAGGGTCCAGCCCTCCTCCGAACGGACCACCACCCCGGAGTCGGCCAGGGCGTTCAGCCGAACGTGGAGGGTGGACTTGGACATCCCCGTTCGGCGGGCCAGCTCGGAAAGGGAGAGCGGGGCGTTCGCCGAACGGAGGACCTGGAGAATGGCGAGCCCCCGTTCGTCCAGCGAAACCTCCAGGGAGCGTTCGGTCTCCACCTTGCGCTCCTTCAAGTGCAGGCGGGCCTCCCGTTCGGCGGCCCCGTTCGGCCCCCAGACGGGGGCGTGGAAAGGGGGTTCGGCGTTCGGCCTACCCCGTTCGGCCACGGGTTCCGGCCGTTCGGCGTTCGGCCCAGGGCGTTCGGCCCCTTCCTCCAGGCGTTCGGCGTTCGGCCTACCCCGTTCGGCCACGGGTTCCGGCCGTTCGGCCGCCCTCCGAACGGACCCCTCCCCTTCCCGAACGGCGGCCCGGGGGCGTTCGGCGGGGGTCAGGGGGTGCCGAACGAGCTCCCCCACCACCTTCCCCACCACCCAGGTCCCCACGGGGACGAAGAGGCTCATGGCCAAGGTCTCCCACATGGGGAGCTCGGGGGCCGCCCGGCGCATGGAGAGGGCGTTCCCCATCCACACCAGGAGCAGGGCGGCCAGGGCCCCGCCCGAGGCCCAGGAGGAGCCCCGGAGGAGGGAGTTGGAGAGGAGGGAGAGAAGGAAGGCCGTGAACTCCAGGCTCCCCGCCAGGCCCCAGGCCAGCCAGGGGGGAAGCTCCCCCAGGGAAAGGGCGTACCACTGGGCCAGGTGGCCCGCGCTCATGGCCAGGGTGCTCAGATAGGCCAGGATCAGCAGTGCGACCAACGCGTTCCTCATAGCTTCAGCTCCCGTTCCGGCTCCAGGACCACTCCGCAAAGCGCGTCCGGTCCGTCACACCCACCTCCACGCCAGGGCCAGGAAGACCCCCAGGAGGCCCACCAGGCTGGCGAAGAGGGCCAGCCCCACGGAGGCCCCCTCGGGGAGGTCCTCCCGGCGGGTCAGGGCCAGGTAGCCCAGGAGGGCCAGGAGGCCCACCTGGGCGGCCAGGATGTAGATCAGGACCAGCTTGAAGAGCAGCACGGGCCTCCTCCCTGGGGGTCACGCCTCCGCCGCCTCGTCCACCGCCTCCTCGCTGGGGTAGACTGTACCCACGTACCGGCCGTTGAGCCTGACCTTCACAGGCACCCCGTAGTCGTTGGCGAGGTCCTGGGCGTGGGCGGCCACAATCAGCAGGTCCTCGTTCTCGGGAAAGCTGTCCAGCACCTCGCCGGAGGCCACGAGCACATAGCCCCGCCACGCGGCCCGGCTCTCCAGCGCCCGCACCCTCAGGACCTGCCAAAGTACGAACCGAAGCGCCTGCATAGGGCCTCCTCTACCTCCTCCGGGTCCCAGCCCCAGTCCAGGGCCACCAGGACCTCGCCCCGGAAGAGGGCCAGCGTCCAGCGTCCCCGCTCGTCGCGGTACGCGTAGACCTCCAGCTCCCCCACCCGGCGCGGGTAGCGCGAAGGGAAGCCCGCCAGGAAGGCCAGGACCTCATCCTCTCCCTCCATCGCCCACCTCAAAGAGGCTGGGCTGGCGCCAACGGGGCGCCCGGTGCTGCTGCCAGTGGGCCCAGGCCTCGTCCAGCCCCCGCACCGCCGCGTACAGTTCTTCTATGCGGGAGACCAGGCTCTGGCGGAAGGCCCGGAACTCCTCTTCCTTGTCCGCCACCTTGTAGACCTCGTCCCCCGCGGGGTTTTCCGCCACCACCACGGGGAGGACGCCCCGCTTGCGGAGCTCGGCCATGATGGCCCGGCCCCGGCGGTCCCCCCCGAACTGGCGCTCAAAGTCCGCCCGGGCCACGCCCCACTCCCCCCGCCGGAGGAGCAGTTCCGCCGCGGCCCGCAGGTCGCCGTCAGAGATCTCCACCTTCACGCTCCACCTCCCCCGCGAGCCGGTCCGCCAGGGCCAGGACGGCCTCCTCAGGGGTCAGCCCCCGGCCCTCCTCCCCCAGGGCCCGGGCGGTGTAGCCCCCGGGGGTGGGTGGCCAGCTCCACCCGGGCCCCCAGGCGCTCCAGGAGCCTCAGGGTCAGCCAGACCGCCCGCCGCCTGGGCACCGCCCCCTCCAGGAGCTCCTCCAGGCTGGCCAGGGTGATGTAGCTTTTTTTGCCCATGCGCACCACCCGGAGGAGGCCCCGCCGCGTGAGGTCTTCCACCGCCGGGCGGCCCACCTCCAGGAGGGCGGCCACCTGGTTGGGGGTGAGGAGGGCCTTCCCGTCCCAGCCCAGCTCCTTCAGGCGCTCGCGCAGGCTCACGCCACCTCCTCCACGGCCACGGGCCGGGCCTCTAGCACCCGCCAGCCCGCCATGACCTCCAGGGCCCTGGGCTCGGCGTAGGGGCCCTCCCACTGGCGGAGGGGGCGGAGGTAGAACATGACCCCGCCCCCGTCCCACTTCAGGAACACCGTCCCCTCCCCCGTAAGCCCCCGGATGCGCAGGCGGTAGGGGGTGCCGGGGTCGGCCCGGAGCCTCCGGATGAGGAACCTATGGTCCACGGCGCACCTCCACCCAGGCCCGGGAAAGGTGAGGGTCGCACCGCCAGCAGAAGATGTCGTCGGCGATGCGCCCCGTGCCCCCGCAGAGAGGGCAGGGCCGGAGGCGAAGGGCCGCCTCCTGGGCCTCGGCCTCGTCCCGGTAGAGCTGGGCCAGGAAGGTCTGGCCGTGCCGCTCCGCCAGCCTGGCCCGCTCCCGAAGCTCCCCCGGGGTGAGGCCGTAGCTGCGGATGGTGTCCAGGGCGCTCTTAAAGGGCCTCACGGGCACTCCACCCCCTTCATCCGGTGCGGGTGGGCCAGCACCTCCCGCGCCTTCTGGTCCGACTCCGCCTCGGCGGCCAGGCGCACCGCCAGGGCCCGGCGGGCCAGCCGGGAAAGCTCCCCCAGGTCCACGGCCTCGGTGTCCCGCGCCTCGTTGGCCGCCCGCACCATGTCCCGGGCCAGGTCGTAGAGGGCGTAGGCCACCCGCAGGTGCCGGGGAAGCCCCTCCTCCGCCAGCTCGTCCACCAACTCCTCCAGCTTGCTCTTAGGCTTCTTGTTCATCCCTAACCTCCCTCCGGCGGAGCCACTCCAGCTCCGCCTCCGCCAAAATGGCCTGGATCCCCCTTCCCGCCTCCTCCAGGGGGCGGGGGCGAACCCCCCGGAGGGCTTCCGCTAGGGCGGCCCGGACCTCCGGGTCCTCCCTGAGGAGCCGAATGAGCTCTTCCCGGGTCATCAGTTCCCTCCCCGGGGCGCCGGGGGCCGGACCCCGAAGAGGCCCTGGGCCAGGGCCATCTCCAGGGCCTGGGCGTGCCGGTCCACCAGCGCCCCGTAAATCGCCTTGCGCTCGTGTTCCAGGGCGTTCTTCTCCTCCGTGGCCACGTCAATGGCGGCGTGAAGCTGGTCCAGCCTCTTCACCAGGGCCTGGTACTCCGGGTCCTGGGCCAGCAGGACGCGGGCCCGGGCCTCCCGCTCCTGGGCGGAGCGCCCCTCGGCGGCCAGATAGGCCCGGGCCTCCCGGTCCTTCAGCTCCCGCTCCACCGCGCGGCGCTCGGCCCGGAGGGCGGTCAGCCGCTCCCCAACCTTTCGGATGAGGGCGGGGAGTTCCAGCAGGCGGACCACCTCTTTAGCGGGCGGCAAGTTAGAAGGGAAGCTCATCGTTTTCCTCCTTTGCCTGTGACCTGAAAATCTCTTCAATCTCTTGCCAGTCGGGCACACGTCTGACCGCTACCCGGCGGCGCAGTTGCCCGTAGAGGCCACGTTTTTGGTGATGCTCTATTTCGTACTCCACCAGGACGATCTCGTACTTTTGCCTTTCTCCAAGCCGATTCACGTAGAACTCCTGGCCTTCCCTGACCCAAGAGCCGTCACCTAGCAAGGCCAGGAACGGACGCAGGGATATCAGGTTCCCTTCCTCGTCAACCTCATAGAACTCGGTGGCCTCATCGCGGCGTATAGGAATCTGCATCCCCTCAAACTGGAAGAACCGGCGCTTCACGCTGCACCTCCTGCCAGGTTCAGCCGGGACGCCAAGCGCCGCACGTGGGCCGGAGTGATGGCTCCCTTGGGGATTTGGTTGAGCTCCACCAGCGTGTCCATCTGCTTGATGAGGCGGACCACGTCCCTGAGGATTCCGCCCGTGAGCCGGTGCACCTCTTCCAGCGCGGCGCGGGTGTAGCCCGAGCCCCCGTAGATGTCCACCAGTTCGGCGGCGGATACCGGTCCTATCTGGGCCACAGTGCCGATGCGGGACTCAATGTCCCGGTAGCGGCGGATCTGGGGGGCGTACTCATCGGTGGTGATGAGCACGAAGGTGGAGCCGGTCTCGTCCGCTAGGTACTTCGCCGTCTCCAGCGTGGGGCGGTCCATGAGCTGGGCCTCATCCACAAAAACCGCCCGAGGCCGGAGAAGCATGGCGTCCCGGATCATGGTGAGGAGGACCCGAAAGACCTTATGCCTGGTAATGCGGAGCTCCACTGCCAGGTCCTCCAGGAAGGCCACAGGGCTGTAGGCGGGTTGCGCCCGCACCCAAGGGGCTTCGTGCTCCATCGCGTAGTAGCGGCAGGTCAGGGTCTTCCCCACCCCGGCAGGCCCTACCACCAGGGCAAAAGGGAAGCGCTCCTGGACTGCCAGGGCCAGGTGGCCCAGCAGGGCCCGGGCGCCGGCGGTGGGGATGAACCCGTTGCGGGGGTCCCTCAGCTCCGCCTCGGAGACGTAGCCACCAAACACCTCGTCAATGAGCCTGTTGATCTCTGCTTCCGTCATGCTTCACCTCCCGTTTCCCCTTCGCCCGAGGGGAGAAGGCCCCGCTCCCGGAGCCACTTCTCGCCCAGGGCAATGGGCTCCCAAATCAGGTCGTCCAGGCCGTCCTCCAGCTCGGCCGCGGCGGCCCGGATCTCCTCCTCCGAAGGACGGGGGAGGGGCTCCTGGGCCATCGGGCGGACCCGCTCCCGCCGGGCCAGAGGGGCAAGGCCAGAAAGGCGTTCCAGAATCTCCTCAAACCGCACGGCGGGGCCCAGCTGGGCGGCCAGTTCCTGGGCCGCCTCCCTTACAGCCCTGATGGCCGCTTTGTCCGCCGCCCGCTTGGCGCGGGCCTCGAGGCTGTCGGCCCGCAGGGGCTCGGGAACGAGTTCCCCGAGGACCTTTAGGCTCCCATCAGGCTGACGCAGAGCGGCCCGAAGCGGCTGGCCGGGCAGAACCCGGACGTCCAGGACCACGATCTTCTGCCCTTGCCAGGGAATGAGGGATCCGTCCTCGGGGCGGAGGTAGTAGGTCTTGCCGTTGTAGGCCACGGTGCCGTTCCCCCGCACCACCCGCTCGGTCTGGTAGGCGGTGAGGAGATAGAGGTCGCCGAGGTCCAACCTCACGAGACGGTGGCGGGGAACAAAAGCCCTGAAAAGGTCGGCCCGGGAAAGATTCCCGTCCACCGGCTTCCGGTGCCAGTCCTGGAGGAGCCAGGCCAAGGCCTTGGCTTTGTACTCCTCCTCCAGGAGGAGGCGGTTCGGGTAGGGGTCCTCCTCGGGAGGCATGCCCGCCGCCACCCAGGCCCGGGTGTTGGCGATCAGTCGCTTCAGTTGGGTAGAATCCCGCTCGGTGGCGTCCCGGCCCGCGTAACCGGGCAAAAGGGCTTCAAACTCCTGGTGGAACGCACCGAAAAACCTCTCAACGCGCCCCCGAGTGTGGGAAACCCGGGGGCGGGAGTAGACCAGCTCAATGCCCAGCTGGCGGGCGAAGTGCTCGCTCTTCTCCGAGCGATAAACTTTACCATTGTCCCAATAAATCCGCTCCGGGATGCCGAAGATGTCCCATGACGGGGCCAGTTCACTCTTGTCCTGGGTCATCAGGATAAGGAGCTGGTCCGTGGGGACCTGGGACTCCTCGCGGCTGAACACCAGACTGGGCGAGGCTCCGGAATAAACGTCCAGAGCCACGTGAATGCGAAGGCGGTAAGCGGTATCCTCATCAGGATTGAAGACGAAGACGTCGCATCGGGTCATGTCCACCATGACCATCTGCATGGGGTACTCGGCCAGGACGTGCCCCGCCCAGGTGCGGGCGAACTCCCGTCTCCCCTCGTCAGAGAGGAGGGCCCAGCGGAATGCGGGGATGCTCTCAGCTGCCTTGATTAACCTACGTACCGTGGAGGCGGAAAGCGTGAACAGCGTGGAGCCGTTCTTATAGGGCTTGTAGCGGAGGATTTCCGGGTCGTTCAGCTCAATGATCCGCAGGATGCGTTGGGCCGAAGCCCCCGGGTGGGCCAGCTTCAGTCCCAGGATCAGCTGGCGGAGCTCGGAGGGCACCCTGTGTTGCCCCTTGTCACGCCGAGCCCGCTGGAAGGCCTTCGGGCCCTCTTGCTGGAAGCGGCGGATGAGGCGGTATAGGTGCTCGGGCGTGATACCCAACTCCTGAGCCCCCTTTTTCACCGCATCCCAGCGCAATCCCCTGGGCAAGTTCGCGGTTTCTTCTGCGAGACGCGCTAAAAACCCGAGCCTACCCTCAGCCTCGGGAGGCACCCAGTGGATATCCGAGGCACCCTTGCCATCTGGCCCTGATGAAGCGCCCCCATCCTTAATCAGGAGGAGGGTCCCCAGGTCCACAACGGTTTTGCGCCTCTCCTTGCGGGTGGGAATCCCGTACCGACGGATGAGTGTCCAAACCCAACGCCTGGTAACGCCTAATCTGGTGGCGGCCTCATCAATGCTTACCCACATATTCCTTCTCCTTGTGGGCTTCATTTGTGACATCTTGGGACAAAACTTCCTCCACCGAGTCAAGTTGGAGGGCTATTTTGAGGGCCTCCAAAACCTTGTAGCTGGGCCGACGTCCTCGCTTGCCGCTCAGATAACAGTACAAGGTGTTGGTGCGAATCCCTGTCAGCTCGGAAAGCTGTCGCACGGTCATCCCGCGCTCGGTAAGCAACTTCCTGAGCTTTTGGGGGTCTAGAGGGGTTGCCCACATATGTGACTTCACATAAGTTAGTGTAGCGGGGGAGGTCACATATGTCAACGGCAGGGCGCAACGGCAGGCATGAAACGTTCTGGGATAAGGGGAAGGCCGAACTACGCGGGCCTTTCAACGACCTTATCCTAGAAAAGATGCGGGAATGGGGGATCAATAGCCTTGAGGAGTTCTCCCGCCGGGTTGGAATCCCACGGGGAACCATTTACTACCTGGTGCGGGGGCGCCAGACCAAAGCTGGCACGTGGGTCAAACCTAACATTGACACCCTGGTGGCCCTTTCCAAAGCCTTAGACGTGCCCCTGCACGAGCTTGTATACCGACTAGAACCAAGTGCCCCTGGGTACGAGTACCGCTTTGAACACCACATCCCCATCCTCGGCTACGTGGGCGGCGGCCCCGCCCAGCTGGAGGAGATCGGCGACCGCACCGTACCCGTGCGGGTGAAGGGAAGCGCCTCCCACCTGGTGGCCTTCAAGGTGCGGGGAAACTCCATGTGCGCCGGGCGGCGGCCGGTCTGCGATGGGGACATCATCATCGTCAACACCCAGGACAAGGGCCACCCCGGGGCCATCGTGGTGGCGCGGCTGGACGAGGACAGCTACGTGGTCAAAAAGATGGGGCCGGACGGCACCCTGTACTCCACCAACCCCGAGGAGCCCAACGGCCCTCCCGTCATCCCCGTGGACCAAGTGGCCGAGATCGTGGGCCGGGTGGTGGAGGTGCGGAGCCGGTTGGATTGACAAGGACCAAGCTCAGGGCTAAAATAAGGCTAGAGTGCCAAAAGTGCCCCCGGGGAAAGCCCGGGGGCAAAGGCGTTTAGGAGGGAAGCGTGCTGAAAGCCCTGCGGATCGTCTTCGCCGCCACCGCCCTCGCGGTCCTGGTGGTGGAGGACCTCATGGACGGGGTCCCAGGCATCCAGAAAAAGGAGGAGGCCCTGAAGCGGGTGAAGGAGCTGGTGGCCTCCATCATCGGCTTCTGGCCCGCCTGGCTCCCGGACTCGGTGGTGGGCTGGGTCATTGACACGGTGGTGGCCATCTTCAACCGGGACGGCACCTTTCGCAAAGGCGCGGGCCCTCAAAGCGCCCCCGCCGGGGCCTGAAGCCCCCCGGTGGCCCCTCTCCCCGGAGACGGCCAGGCTGGAGAACCGAGCCTACTGGGGCGTGGTCCTGAGGAGGCCCTATGCCGAGTTTGACCGGCTTCCCCAAGAATACCGATACCTCCACCCCGACCTTTTCCGGCACGCTGCGCGCCGCCTTGGCCGAGGCGCCTAGCCGCATCCCCCTCCACCCCTTCGGGGAGTTCGTGGGGAACGGCACCGTCTTCCTCTACGACGAGGAGAGCCTGCAGGCGGCCCTGCGGGACCTGGCCGAGCGGGGCGTGCCCTGGGTCTTGGACTTCCACCACCAAACGGTGCGGGTGGAGGAGGGCCAGGGCCAGGAAGCCCCGGCGGCGGGCTTCATCACCGGGCTGGAGGTGGGGGATGACGGCTTCGTCTACGGCCTGGTGGAGTGGTCGGAGACGGGACGGGAGAGGGTGAGCAGACGGGAATACGCCTACATAAGCCCTGTCTTCTACTACGACCCCCGGCCCGACGAGCTGGGCAGGCACCGGGTGCTGGGTTACCACTCCTTCGCCCTCACCAACAACCCCGGCATCCGGATGCAAAAGCGCATAGAAGCGGAGGCGGACATGCTGGAGAAGCTCAGGCAGGCCCTGGGGCTCCCGCCCCAGGCCACGGAGGACGAGGCCTTCCAGGCCCTGGAGAGGACCCTGGCCGAGGCCCGGGTGGGCCGGGTGGTCCTGGAGGTGGGCCTGGGGGCCGAGGACGAGACGGAGCTGAAGGCCAAGCTCCTCAGGCTCCTGGCGGCCCAGGACGCCCTGGCGGAGCTGGAGAGGACCCGGGCGGAGCTGGAGGCCCTCAGGGCCGAGACCCGGGAGGAGAAGGCCCAAGCCCTGGTGCGGGCCGCCCTGGAGGAGGGGCGCATCCTGCCCCACCAGCGGGAGTTCTGGCTGGCCCAGGCCCGGGCCGATCTGGAGGCCGCCCGCAAGGCGCTGGAGGGGATGCCCCGGCTGGTGCCCACCAGCCTGCCCCGGGCCGAGGCCCCCAGGGCCCCCCTGGAGGAGGACCCCGCCGAGCGGCTGCGCCGGGCTCTGGGCGTGAAGGACGAGGCGTGGAGGAAGTGGGGGTAGCGTATGTTTGACACCGAGCGCTGGTTAGACGAGTACCTGATCGCCCTGCCGGTCCGGGCCAACGCCCGTATCCGGCAAGGGGCGCTGGTCATGGTCTCGGGGGGCTACGCCGAGGAGGCCGCTCCCGGCACCGGCAAAGTGGCCTTGGGGGTGGCCCAGGAGACGGTGGACAACACCGGGGGCGCCGACGGGGCCAAGGAGGTCCTGGTGCGGCGCGGGGTGTTCCGGTTTGAGAACGACCCCGCCGACCCGGTGGGGCCCACGGAGCTGGGGAAGGACGTCTACGCCACCGGGCCCAACACCGTGGCCAAAGGGAGCTCCGGCCGCTCCAAGGCGGGCCGGGCCCTCCGGGTAGACGGAAGCTACGTCTGGGTGGAGGTGTGGTGATGCTCTTGAACAGGGAGAACCTCAACGCCCTCTCCCGCTCCCTCCGGGCCCTGGTCTTCCAGGCCCGGGAGGAGTACCGCCCCTTCTGGAACAGGATCGCCCTGGAGTCCAGGACGGAAGGGAGGGTGGGCACTTACACCTGGCTGGAGGACTTCCCCACCATGCGGGAGTGGAAGGGGGAGCGCCAGGTCCAGAACCTGAGCCTCAAGACCATCAACCTGGAGAACGCCGACTGGGAGATGACCTTCGCCATCGCCCGCAAGGACGTGGAGGACGACCTCCTGGACCAGGTGGGCGCCAACGCCCGCGAGTACGCCTTCCGCTGGGCGCAGCACGACGACTACCTGGTGACCCAGCTCCTCCTCAAGGGCTTCAGCGCCCAGGGGCCCGACGGCGCCAACTTCTTCGGCACCCACCGGGTGGGCAAGAAGAACTACCAGAACGCCGGCACCGCCCCCCTCACCCGTGAGAGCTTCCGGGCCGCCCTGGCCAATATGCGCAGCCTCCAGGACAGCCGGGGCTACCCCCTGGGCTTCTTCCTGGACCGCCCGCTCCTCATCGTGGGCCCCCACCTGGCCCCCACCGCCACGGAGATCGTGGGGGTCCCGACCCTGCCCAACGGAGGAGCCAACCCCGACTACGGGGCGGCCGAGGTCTTGGTCAACCCGTGGCTGGTGGACGGCTACGCCGGCTACTGGTTCCTGGTGGACGGCTCGCGGCCCATCAAGCCCCTCATCCTGCAGCGGCGCATGGACCCCGAGTGGGTGGCCAAGACCGACCCCGAGGACGACCACGTCTTCCGCCACAACGAGTACGTCTTCGGAATCTACGAAAGAAAAGCGATAGGGTATCTGTACTGGCAGCTGGCCTACGGCTCCACCGGCACCGGCTCCTGATGATCACCCTAGAGGACCTCCGCCACGCCCTCCCCCTGGACACCCTCCTCTACCTGGTGGACGAGGAGGGGGCGGGGGTCCTCACCCCGGAGGGGGAGGCCCGGGCCCAGGCCGCCCTCAGGGAGGCCTGGGGCGAGGTGGAGAGCTACCTCGCCCAGCGCTACGCCCTCCCCCTCCCCGCCCTGCCCGAGGTGCTGCGGGCCAAGGCGCTGGACATCGCCGTCTACCGGCTCGCCCTCAGGCGGGGCATCCGGCCCGGCACCGCCGACGAGGTCCTCCTCCAGCGGTACCGGGACGCGGTGGCCTTCCTCAAGGACGTGGCCCTGGGCAAGGCCAGCCTCCCCCTCCCCCCGACCTCCGCCCCGGCCCAGCCCAAGGGCGGACCGTCCATCCGCGGAAAACGCACCTTCAGCCGGGAGAGCCTGGAGGACTTCTGATGGGCGTGCGGCTTAGGGGGGACTGGCGGGACCTCCACCGGCACCTCCACCGCCTCTCCGGGGGCGTCCCCGAGGCGGTGAAGCGGGCGGTGGCCGAGGGCGTCCACGCCCGCACCCAGCGCCGCTTTGAGGAGAGCCGGGGGCCGGACGGCCGGCCCTGGCCGCCCCTCTCCCCGGCCACCCTCCTCGGGGAGGTGGGCCGGGACCGCGCCAAGGGGGGCCTCTCCGCCCGGGCCCAGCGGCGCGTGGCCCTGCGGAAGCCCCTCATCCGCACCGGGCGCCTCAAGGCCTCCATCGGCTGGAAGGTCGCGGGGAACGCCATCGCCGTGGGCACCAACCTGGTCTACGCCGCCATCCACCAGTTCGGGGGAAGGGCGGGCCGGGGGAGGAAGGTGCGCATCCCCGCCCGGCCGTTCCTGGGCCTCACCGAGGAGGACCGCCGGGAGGCCGAGGCCCTCCTCCTGGAGTGGCTTTCCCGGAGATGACCGCCCCTGTGCTCGCCTACCTCGCCGAGGCCTGCGTCCACGCCGGGCTTCCCCGGACCCGGGTCCTCGTGCGCCGGAGCCGCGAGGAGGCCTACCGGACAGTGCCCGCCGCCCTCCTGGCCCTCACCTCGGGGAGCCTGCGGCGGGACGGGAGCCGGGTGCAGGCGGGGCCCGAGCGCACCACCCGGACCCTGTATCGCGGGCTCGTGCGGGCCCGCCTGGAACTCTATGCCCGAAGCCAGGAGGAGCTGGACCGCCTCCTGGTGGGGGTGCTCCTCTATCTCTGGCACACCCCCTTGGAAGTTGGGGGGTCCTATCAGGCCAAGCTGGACGAGATCGCCCTGTCGTATCAGGACGAGGAGGGCTTCCTCCTCCCCGAAAACGGGCTCGCCCTGGAGATCCCCGTGGAAGTCTACCTCTTGGAGGGGGTGGACTGGGTGCCCGTGGCGGTGGAGGTGGAAGGGCTCGTAGAGGAGGTGTGACATGCCCAAGGAGACCAAGGAAGTGGAGGACAAGGAGATCACCCAGCCCGATCCCACCGTGGAGGAGCTCGCCGAGCTCCTCCAGGTGGAGCCCTGGGCTCTGGCGGGCCTCCGGGTGCGGATGGGCTGGGCCGTGGGGACCCGGGTCTCCCGGACCCAGTTTGAGCGGGCCCTGAGGGAGTTCCTCCAGGGGCCCACCGTCAAGGAGTAGGGAGGTAAGGCATGTCTAGACTTCCGGGTGTCTATCCCGAGATCCAGGACGGGGGCCTGGGCATCGTGGCCCCCAGCGGGGACGGCCAGCGGGTGGTGGTGGGGGTCTCCTCCCGGGGGCCCGTGAACCAGGTGGTGGGCCTCTCCGACCTCTCCCAGGTGCCCGCCCTCCTGGGCACCGGCCCCCTGGCCCGGGCCGTGGCCGACCAGCTGGCCTACGGAGGCGGCCAGGTCTACGCGGTGCGGGCCGCGGGGGACATCGCGGGCAGCGTCACCGCCGACAGCGGGAACCCCTCTTCCCCCGCCGTGAGCGTGAGCGGAAGCCCCCTGGACGCCTACGAGATCGTGGTGCGGATCGTCCGGGGCGGGGCCGTGGGCACCGCCACCTTCACCTACAGCCTGGACGGCGGGGACACCGTGAGCGCCGAGATCGTCACCGCCGCCACCTACAACCTCCCCGGCACCGGGCTCACCTTGAACTTCGGCTCCGGCACCTACACCGCGGGGGCGGTCTACCGCTTCCAGGCCACCGCCCCCAGGGCCAGCGTCTCCAGCGTCCAGGCCGCCGTGCGGGAGGCCCTCAACGCCCCCATCCTCTACGAGTACATCCAGGTGGCCCAGCCCACCGACGCCGCCATGTGGGCCGCCCTGGACGCCCTGGCCACGGAGGCGGAGGGCCGGTTCCGCTACATCTGGTTCCTCACCGAGACCGCCGCGCCGGGCAACAACGTGGACGCCTGGGTGAACGCCAGGCTCGCGGAGAAGGCTAACTTCGCCTCCAAGCGGGTCATGATCGTGGCCGCCTGGGGGGAGGTGGTGGACACCCTCAGCGGGAGGCTGGAGGTCCAGAGCCTGGCCGCCCGGGTGGGGGCCCGGATCTCCAAGAACCGGGTCCACGTCTCCCCCGCCTGGGTCCAGCTGGGGCCCCTTCCCGGCGTGGTGGCCGTAGCCCCCTTCGTGCAGACCGAGTGGGGGAAGCGTAGCCTCTTCAACAACGCCCACGCCCTGGCCCTGGACACGGCCGGCTTCACCACCGTCTACCGGCTCATCGGGCGGGACGGGGTCTACCTGGTGGACGGCCGCATGGCGGCGCCCCCCACCAGCGACTACCTCATCGTCCAGAACCGGAGGGTGATGGACAAGGCGGTCACCCAGGTCCGCCAGGCCCTCCTGGACTTCGTGCAGTGGCACGTGGACCCCACGGACCTGAACGCCTCCCTGGCCAGCCTCATCGCCCGGGCCAACACCCCTCTCCGGGTCATGCAGTCCCTGGGGGAGATCGCCCGGGGCCGGGTGGTGGTGCCCCCGGGCCAGGACATCCTGGCCTCCCGCACCCTCCTCCTGCAGGTGCGGGTCGTCCCCTTGGGCTACCTCCGGGAGATCATCCTGGACATCGGCTTTGAGAACCCCTTCCTGGTCCAGGCCAAGGCGTGAGGAGGTAAAACATGCCCATCAACGGCCGCTACTATGACTGGGAGCACATCAGCATCCAGGTGAAGGGCGTGCCCCTGGCCGACGTCCTCTCCATTGACTACGAGGACTCGGAGAAGGTCAACGCCATCTTCGGCAAGGGGCGCACGCCCAGGGGCTACACCAAGGGGAACTGGGAGGGCTCGGGGAAGCTCACCCTCCTCCGCGAGGAGTACGACCGCCTCCGGGCCGTCGCCCCCGAGGGGAACGTCTTCAAGCTGGAGCCCTTTGACATCGTGGTCTCCTACGACAAGGGGACGGCGACCGTCACCGACACCCTCAAGGACTGCCTCTTCACCAAGCGCTCCTTCGGCGGCGTGGAGCAGGACACCGAGAAGGTCACGGTGGAGCTGGAGTTCACCGTCCTGGGCGGCGTGGAACACAGCTAGGGGTGAGGGATGGAGAAGAAGCCCTTCTACACGCTTGAGCACGGGGGCCGGCGCTTCGGCTTCAAGCGCCCCACCGTGGACCAGATCAACCGCCTCACTGCCCGCATCTCCCGGGTCCCGGTGAGCGCCGCCATTGAGTTCACCGCCGAGCTCGCCGAGGAGCCCGAGGCCTGGAAGGCCCTCCTGGAGGAGAAGCCCGGCCTCGCCCTCCAGGCGGCGAACGGGATCCTGGAGCTTTTGGGTTTCCCGACCGCCTGA